GCACCGCCTGGTACATCTGGATCGTTGGCCGACTGAAACGCCAAACGAATGGCGTCAGTAAGGGGTCCCGACTTGAACATCGTTGTTGCACGAGAAGGGTCAAACAAGGTTACCAGCCCTGCTGAACCAGGAGCCCCGCCATCGGCCTCACCGATGATAGCAACGATGCTGTTCGCCGAAAGGAGTACCTGATTAAGGGCCTCGGCATTTACCTTACTAATTCCGCCAGGAACGAATCTGGTTACACCCCCGAAAGTTACACTTCTAGCCATGTCTTATATCTCCACTCTATAGTCAAGAGTTTTAGTCCCCTTGCTGCTGTTGCACGACTTACACAGGGGTTGTATGTTCGTCAGGTCAGCCATGATCTAGTGACTCCTTAGTAGCCCTTGAGGCACTCGTCCCATTGTTCGAGAGTGCGCTGTTTGTCTGGTTGTTTAACGAACGCGCGCATCCCACCTCGGTGATGAGTAGGCACCCCCCGGCGCGTGGCCCACTGATCGAAGCTGTAAAGCTTTTGAGGCTTCAGCATAACAACTGGAGAAGGACGAACTTTCTCCTTCTTTGTGGCTTTAACCACAAAGGGCTTATCTTCCTTTGAATCTTCTTTGGTCTTCTCAGACATGGTCACCATCAGTAGGTAGTAAGTGTGATTGGAACTCCCAAAAGAACAGAGGCGGAAGCATCATCAACAGGCTCTGGTACAATATCTAAAACCAGCTGGCTAAAGGTCTCTTGTTCTTCAAGGAATGAGAATGGGTATGTAAAGGTGAGTGTCATCTGACGTTGAAATACCTCGTTTGGGAGAAACTCAGAACGAGGGGCAAAATCAGAGCCTCCGATGCGCATAACTTGTATTCCTTGCGACTCAAGGAATACCCGCTGGGAGAGTAAGAGCGCTTTAACCACTGAGTAGAGGTATATTACCTGGTCCTGGTGGCCCGCTATTACCTGGAGATGATAGGTGACTTCGTAGTTAACGCCCTTCCTTAGAAGGCTGGGGCTCGCTTGGTAGACCCTACTGGGCTCACCTACAGCCAGTTCAGGGTCATGAGGAACGCGCAAGTCTACTACGCTTGTATCATCTAAGTTTACCTCAAAGGTGTCTGCAATGTCAAGACTATCATTTCTAATTCGTAGGACATCATACACATAGCCGGCCCCAGAACCTTGGACAACGTACAGTTTTAGACTCCCGATCGGGTTCTCTAGCAGTTCCTCTACAAAGGCTGTTTGATCGTCCTCAAAATAGATGGTGGAGGATCCTTCTTGTCGGTCTACTGTTAGAGGCCCAAGTATTTTACGGGGCAAACCGGAGCTTCCTGAAGTGGAGGCCGCGTGCCCCCCCAGGGTATCCACCATCAACTCAGGGTCAGGTACGAATGGGGATGAGCCGTCCCCCAGAATGTCCCCAAGGAAGGTCTGTGCTTCGCCTTCGTTCTTCAAAAGGAGGACAAGGGAAGGCACTTGCATGTCTTTCCTTGGATAGTTGATAGAGAAGTCTATTTTAGTCTCAAGAATGAAGCTCTTGACGGCGGCCAGCTGGTCCTGGTGGAGGTGTCTGAAGATGGTATCCAGCAAGCGTGGGTCCTTTCGGATTGCCCGAAAGCCCTGGATGATGGCACGCTGCAGTATAACCTCTGGAATGACAGACAACTTACAGTTCCTCTAATGCTTTATTAATATGCTTCGGGAGGATGACATTGGTAAGCTCCTCCAATACGTCTTGAACGATATTCAGGCCTGGGAATCCCGGGTGCTTCCACGGCTCCCCGGTTCCAGTCCGGAACACTGTAGGGTTCGTGAAAGGCTGCTGCCTGTCCACATTTAGTGGAACAATTTGGCCCCTCCTCACATTCATGTCAAACCCGGGAACACCTACCTCCATTGCGTAAGGAAGAAAGCCCCCGCTAAACTTCAACGTGAAAGCCTCTTTTGTGACAGTATCCAGGCTGATAGCTTGTTGATACTGAGCCCTGGACGACTTGAGTCGTCTACCAGCCTCGGATACCCAGAAGTCCCGGGCTTCTATGGCGGAGGCACGAATAGCCTCTTCGAGAGCCGTCTCAAACCCAGAGAGGGAAAGGAAGTCCTCTGGGATATTGATCTCGATGGAAATGTCAGTACCATCGATAGTCACGCTGTTTGGAGTAAGGTCAGCCATCAAACCTTTGTCCTAGTGGTGAAGGACACCTCTTCCGAGGCCCTAGTGGAGGCTGAGTTATCTGCCTTGTCGGACAGGAAAGCCACGTGCTTTTTGCGAAGCATGACCATCTGGCCCAGCGACCTGGCATTGTCAAAGCGCTCCATACCGCCCATGTACACAACCCACTCAACATAGGCCGTGTACTTGACCGTGTATAAAGTCCCAACATCAGGAGAGTTTCCGACCCACCTGATCTTGTGGTTCTCAAATTCAAAGTCGGATTTCTGGGAGTAAACGACCCCATTGATGTCCTCACACCAGACAGAGCACACAGCTTCATACCACAAACGATCTTCATCCTCTGCCAGGTCTGTCACAAAGATAGCGTTGTCCTCCATCCCAGCAGCGCCCCGCATAATCACTTGCCCCTCGTTGACATCCACAGGTACGGGCAGTGTTACCTTGTCAAGGTCAGTGATGAGGGCTGCATTCAGTTCTGGGGAGAATCTAACATCTCCTGGTAACGCAAATCCTGCGTCCAGCAAACGCCTATCTCTGACTGGGTTTAGACTGGTGACTAGGCCTCTTACACAACGTGCATTTCGGTAAATAAAACCGTCGCCCTTGCACTGGGGACAGCTCATAAGTCTCTGACTAGCAGGCTTTCCCTCACGCTCAACCAAGGCTGCATAGGTGTCCCCATTGCGGCAAGGACAGGCGATTCCTGTCTCCACAAGAACATTATCCCCACGGCCCTGGATAAGGCTATCCAGGAGCGGGAAGTTCCAATCTATGGGTCGAAAAGACATAAAATCAACCAGATTTCTTCAAACCCTTATTCCATGGGGTGCGACCCTCAGCAAAACGCTTCTTCACGGCATCTGACATTCGTTTTCTAGCTTCTGCAGGTAACGTTTACAAGCGTCATACAACGCACATCGTGACGCCACGATATTTCGCCCGGAGGAGCTTACCCTGCTCGTCAATCCAGTCCTTGTATGCCTGAATTTGTCCGGTGTAGACGCCGTACTTGGACCCTGTCACATAGGACACAGACTCGCTCACACCGTCTCGACTGAGAGAGACTGAGCCCACGCCTGGCCGGAGGGCCATGCCTAGCACTGTCAGGGCATCGATAGCAGCCTTCTTCGCGATCAACTCCTGAACGTCACAAGAGGCTTCTCGCAGGCCCACAATAGCATTGTAGTGCCAGAAGTTGGGAAGTGAAGCAGCTCCTCGGATCGCATTTACCCAAATGAGCCCAACGAAATCGAAAGCGATCTCTTGGTTGTAGGGAACCAACTGTACGAGGCCACCATGCTGGGATATTGCAATCCATTCCAGATCTACGTCGATAACACGAGTATTAGCAATAGCCCCAAACAAGGAATCAATGCGAAGGATTTGCGGCCAAGGAAACTGAATGTCTACCCAGGTTGCACCCTTGTTTGGGTAGTAGGTGAGGGGGGTCACCAGATCGTCGTAATCAGTATCCGTGAATAGTGGAGCCGGAGCATTAATTCCGGCAGCAAACTGCACTGTTGTTGGATCTCTGTCAGTCACAACGTTGGTGGGCTCTACTGGAGTAGCCAGGAAATCCTTCTCAACCCATGCTGTGGCTTGACAGAGAAACTTCCTCAGGGATTCGTCGTCAAACATTTGACGGTCAATTATGAGTGTCTCAACTGTGTTTTCAGTGGGGAGAAGAGAAATACTACGCACTCGGATGACAATATACTCCGAGGATTTCATATTGAACTTTGAAGGTCCGCACGAATCGCCACCAGAGGGCAGAACTACGGTTCCCGAGGACTTCAGGGAAACCAGGGGTCCGCCATCCCAACTGAGTTGCCGCACTACATTTGAGGTACCCCCAGAGAACTGCGTAGGGCCCTCTTCAGCAGAGAGGGCAGTTGCTCCAGTACCCGATGCTTCTGCACTAAATCCATCAAGGGTGTCTACTGCTGCTGCCACCAAAGTCGCAGTGTTAGCGGCTGCGTCTGGGACCCCAGCAATAACCGCAAGACTTATCACAAGCTCATTGTTGGTGACTAAGACAGACAGGCCAGAGGTGCCTGTAGGGATCACCACCTCCGCAGTAAACCCATTACCATCAGACCCGGCGTTGTCTTCGTCCGCGGTGATTGATACCACGCCGTCTGTGCCAGAGCCTATGTCCACTGTGGCGTCTGTTACGTCATCAACGTGGTAAATGTAGTTGAGCACTACAGGGCCTATTGGGTGGCCAGCGCTGATCTCAGCTACAGTAATACCAGTGATCAAAGAGGGCTGGAACTTTGGCTCAAGAATTCCTGTGGCAATCATGGGAATGCCAAACAAGAAATCGTTGCGCAACCGGTCCACACTCACAATGGAAATGTGGAACTCCTCAGACTCTCCGACCACGTCCTCGTCTGAGACGCTGGTGGCTCTAACGAAGTACTTCCCGTGCCTAACCAGATGGATCATGTCTTGGTCCACGATATCAGGCAGGAAGAAAGTGACAGTGCCCTCTTGTGGGTCTGCTGTTCCGTCGAACGTCAGGGTAGCGGAGGCTACCACAGCGTCTCGGCTTCGCCGTGCCTTTACCAGGTCAACAGTAACCTCTTCGCCGGAGTATGGAGCACCGCCCACAGCTACTACAGTTGCCGTAATTGTCTCTCGGCCCGACTCGTAGCGACTGAATTCGTCGTTGTCTACGGACACATCCAAAGAAGTAGGAGCAGCCATTTATCACTCCGTCATGGAATTGAGTTGACAAACTTCCAACGATAACCGTAGGCAGAGAGAGACTTGCCTTGGGCACAAGCGGTAATGTTCCCCGAACTTTTCCTAGCACCAGGATTAACCGCACGTTCTGCGTCTGAAATACATTCCCAAGACTTCACAAACACATCATCCAGTGTTAGCTGTATTACAGATCGTGCCCGAGGACTTTTGCTGCCGAAGTGAGCTAAACCTATCCTACGCCTCACCTCGTCGGAGTGGCCCTTGCCTTTTCTTGCTGCAGACAGACGTCCTCGGGTCTCTTTAGAAACAGATCTACCCCTGTTCCCGGCAGCTATGAGACTCTTGGTGACCTCGGAGTGCTTACGACCGCGCATGGGCGCAGTAGCGTCTGTAGCGATATTATAGCACAAGGAAGTATTCCCATACAGGTCTAAAAGTTTTTGCTCTTCAAGCATTAACTCGTCCGGAGAGCAATTTACTATAACTTCGAACTTAAAATTCGATTCTCCGTACCTATTGTAAGCGCGTTGTAAATGCTTATTACGATGGCGATTGAAACGCAAATCTGTAAAATGAACACTTTTACGTTTATTTAACTGTTGAGATTGGCCAAGGTAAAACTTACCATTAACAACGTTTTTAATTACATATATACCGGAAATATTCATACTATGCTAAAGAGATTTTGTGAAGTCGAAGGGACCCTCAGGGTGCGCCGATATCCAGCAGCAGGGATGAAGATGTCTACATCAGACCCAGTTACCAAGGAGAGAGTGAAAAAGCCAGCAGAGTCGGTCTTTACGGTAAGAAGCCCCGTGCCTAACACCACCGCCTCAGAGGCTGGGTACTGCACTGAGGGTATGGCCAGGATGCGCGCGCTTACAGCAGCGCCAGATAAGGGTTGCCCGTCCACCCCGTTGAGGTACCCAAATAGAACCGTAGTGGGGACAGAGACAGCGGTTGATGGGGTAACCGAGGCTGCAACAGCAACATAGGCAGAAACTAGGGTGGTCTTGATTGTCGCCCCGGATAATCTTAGGTAGAGATTACCAAGAGTGTCAGTATCATCCTCGTCCAGGGTAATATCGTAGAAGCCGGCGCCCACCTCTGTGAAGTTCAGGGCTGTAAGGGCAAAAGCCTCAAAAGCACCACCTTCTTTACGAAGGTCAACTGAGACGTCAGTGTAGGTGAGGCCAGTGGCAGGGCTGCCGTCGGCACTTAATTCAAGGAGAAAAGTGACGGAGCCCGTGGCACTCTGGAGTAAAATTGTGGAAGACATAACTTAGCTTGCTCCAAATAAAGTTTGACCCACCCCTAAGTGTATCAGGAATGGGTCAAAAACTCAAGCAAAGCAAGATTTAGTTAGGTTATTCAGCATCCGAGGCGTCGCCAACAACCAACTGCGTTCCCGCAGCCATGCCAGGACGAACGGGGTGCTTAGGTGTCGGGCGGACACCCACAAGCTCCACACCAGTTCCAACATACGAGTCGGAGCTTTCGGGGGTCGTGTAGTCCGAGTCCACGCCGGTGGCCAATGTGTTAGCTAGTGCTTCCTGGAGGTCAGTAACCGTCGTAAACGATGTCGTTGACAGATTCTCCAAGACCAAAAGCAACGCATTGACAGTGCGACGAAGCTGATCTACCTCAGCGCTATTTTTGTCAGAAACTAGTCGACGTACACGCATTGTTCAAAATCCTTTATCAAGAAGACTTCACTGTCTTCCTAGTTGACTTCTTCTTAGTTGACTTCTTCTTTGTGGCCTTCTTAGGTCTTGAGGAAGTGGGTTTAGGGGGGCTCTCTACCTGTGGACCTGACTCGTTGCTACTTGGCGTATCATCAAACCCAAAGTCACTAAGCTCCTGGGAGACCAAGGCCGACAAGTGATACTCAAGAGCAATTCTGGCCTGGATTAGTTTATCTTCTAAGTCAGGCTTCTCTTCTTCTATAATCTGGAAGCGGTTGGGTCTCAAGGACATATGCTCTCTCACCTGAGCGAGTTGAGCCTCTGGAAATGATGCAACACCCTCACTGTCAAAGTGCAAAACCAAAGATCCCATTAACATGGATCTATTTCTAAGTGAGTTGCTCTTAAGTCTTAGTTCCCTCATTTTAACCTCTTGTAATGGCGTAGCTTGTTGGTGCTTAAGCTTATTCAGGTCTGCCTGCATATGGTAGACAGACTTGCCCTTCTTCTGTGGCTTGCTCTCGTCCTTGTTCAAGTAGGAGAGGTCGTAACCTGCGTTCTCTCCCTCCGATTTCTCAACGGAGTCAGAAACCCGAGGGGGAGAACGCAGGAAACAGGAACCACAAGCCGGGATGTCAGACCCTGGAAGACTCTTATCACACCAATGACACTGCGCCATCCACAAAATCCCCTCATAGGGGGCTAGAAGTTACTCTAGCCCCCTACGTCCTCTAGCGAACCTCAAGCTGACCGATGTTGATCATCCGGAGCCACTTCTTCGGGGCGAAGAGAATGGGGGTACCGTAGAGGAGGATCATCCAACGATAGGCGGGCGAAAGAACCGCAAGGTCCATCTTCATCATCGGCATAAGCTGACGGAAGGTGAGAACCGACGGATCAAGCTGTCCCATGTATGCGGTCGAGGTGAACGGGAGAACCAAGTTCACATCGTTGTACACCGTGGTACCGCTGGCGGTCTGCGAGGCAGCAGGAACCTGAGCGATCAAGCTGTAATCGCTAAGGTCTGCCGGAACCGCATTCACGCTCGAAGCGCGGCTACGATACACTCGGTAGAACTCCGGTGGGAAGGGACCAATGGTCGCCGCGTTGGTGATGGTAACAGGAATGTGCTCGCCATCATCCTTCTCAGTCTGGGTCATGGCAGCTGCACCAGCCTGAACAGCGCAAGGAGCCGACTCACCAAAGCGGTTCGCAGCCGTGACTACGTATGCGACATACGAAGTACCTGCGGGAGCGCCCTTGTTGTGGTCTCCGTCCGTTCCTGCCAAAGCACCATCTTCAATCGAAGCTGGCGTTGCTGGGGCATTAGCGGATGTTGCCGCTGCCTGAGGCGAGGGATTCTTGCGGATGAAGAGATCCGGGTTAAGCTCGATCACACCAGCCTGTGTTGCCACAGTCGAGATCGCCTGACCTACCTGACCATTGGCTGGTGCAGGAAGCTGGACGCGCTCACGCGGGTAGAACGTCTTAACAAGGTCGCTCATCGTACGAGTACCGAGGAACATGTCGGTTGGGAAACCGAATGCCTCGATGATCTCATTCGCAGCCTCTTCGATGTCAGCCTCTTGGAGGGTGCCACCTTCGAGGTCGAGAATCGACGTCGGGTCAATCAGGGCATCGAGACCATCCCACTGCTCTGCTTCTCCATCAAACGCAAGCGACGAGTCGCCCGTGAAGAGGGAGCGCTCTACCTGCTCAAGAAGCCACAGGATACCGCTCTGGTTTTCGAGGGCGATAAGGTCACCGTGTGCGGGGTGCACAAGCGACGCCGTATGCGTTACCTCTCGAACGGTACCAAGGAACTTCACGAGCTGCATGCGTCGCACGTAGCTGGTATCGGTTGCCTGAGGAAGCTCACCCTCTTGGACGAACGGACTTGCCGACCCGCCGTAAGTGGTAAGCTGGTTGTACTCTTCGACAGTCGAGTACGCGGGACTCTTGGGGATTTTCTTCCAAAACTTGATGTGCGAAGCGGTGTACGTGAGTACCTTGAGACTTGCCTCAAGAGATTCCACACGAAGTGCGGATCCACCCGTTCTGCCAGCACCAATCTGGAAGCCTGCCTCAAGAGCCTTGCTCAGGTCAGCGATATCGCGGTCGGATCCAACTCCGAAACCGCTACTAACGCCAGACTGAGAGTTCTGGAAAGACTTTAGACCTACAGTCATCTCTAGCTCCTATCCTGATTAGCGCCCTGCAAGGTGCGCAATAACTTGCTGCTCCACGCTGGGAGACAGGGTTGAGTTTGTGTCAAAGTTCACAACCGCCGAAGCCGAGAGCTTGCCCTTTTCAACCATGTCAACCATGGCGTTAAGAACCTGGCTCTTCGAGAGAGCCTCACCCGACTGAGCAGCCGCTGGGCCACCGGCACCGAAGCTCTTCTCAACCGCAGTTACGCTCTTGGGAGCGCGGGCTGGGGTCGACTCAAGCTGTTCGATACGCTGTGACTGGATTGCAAGAACCTCAGCGAGGGCTGAGATGCTTTTTGCAAGGTCGCCGTTGAAGCTTTCCTGACTCTCCGAAAGGCCCGAAAGGGACTTACGAAGTGTCGAGACGATGCGGCTCTCGGTGGACGTCAGCGCGCTGTGCTGAACGTCTGCCCAACCAGCAAGGAACGAAGAAAGCTCAAGACCCTTTTGGACATCACTGTTGTCCTGGGCATGGTCCGACAGGCTCTTGCCCATCTTCGCATCCTTGTCTTCGTCTTCGTCCTTACCATCCTTCTTGGCATCCATCTTCGGAGGAAAAGCCTTCTCAGCCTTCTCGTCCTTGTCGTCCTTACCAAAATCACCCTTAGCAAACGCAGCGAAAACCTGCGCCTCTTCGGTGTTCAAGGGAAGACCCTTGGCAATCTTGGAAAGAATCGACTTAACCATTTCCGCGCCACCCTTGTAATCGGTGCCGTTTGCATCGATTGCGTCGGTTGCGCCATCCTCAGGACTTGCCTTCCACGAAGACCCGGCCCAGCTCTGCTGATCAGAGTTGGAGGGTGTGTGGTGGACCTGAGTTGACCCAGCACCAGAGCCGGCCCCAACACCTGCGTCGCGCATGGATTCTACCTTGGTCGCTGGTGCGCTTCCGGAAGAGTGGCCCTTCGCCAGGGTTTGAAGCTGCTCAAGAGCCTTGGAGATCTTCTCCGCTGCTACCTGCTTTTCAGCCATTGTTATGCTCCTGTTAAAAGAGATCGAATACTACGTCTGCGACTGCCATTGCAGCATCCTGAGATAGACCATGACTGGTTCTAAGAAAACTGATGGCTTCATTGTATGTTAGGGCCTTGGAGACTCGGTCTTCTTTTTCCTTGCCTTCAAGACTTTCGGGCACCAAAGGACTCCCACCAGCTGCTAGAGCCTTTTCTTCAGGCTCTTCTGACTTGGAGAGGTTCCACTGTTGAGCGGACAGGGATTTTGCAATCTCGGCCCACGTTGTCGTATTAACTGGTGCTGGTGTTAGGGCGATGTCCTGGATCCAGCATTCCGTGATCTTTGTACCCTCACGACGCTTGACTTTCCCCTGGATAGAAAAGCCTACTTTTCTGTCTGATTGGGAAGCACTAAGAGCCTGCATAAGCTCCCAGTAATAATCTGCTCGTTGGTGATTTTTAAAAAGGTATCCCTTTACCCACAACCCATTTTTTGTAACCCGGCATTCCGTGG